GGCGTCCATGTACGGAGACGGCTCCATGCCGCCGTATTCCTTCACGAACACCGATTTGCCGGGCACGTAGCCCCCGGCTTTTCTCACCGGTCCTACAAAGCAGTTGCCCGTGGAAACCCCGGCGATGGATGCGCCTGAACACAGAAATGTGCGGACGTCAATTTCTGCGGACATGCATCACCGGGGGCTTAGAGGGTGCTTCTTGCGGAGCGGCGGTAGGGCGCCTCTCTTAAGGAAGTAGTTTACCGCCTCTGCGATGCGACTTCGAATAGCTTTTCTTTGATTATTTAAAGCCTTTTCAAAGAACTTGTATTCACCGCGTGCGGCTCGCGCCATATTCGAAGTCTTGGTTTCTTTACCGGGGTGCTGATAGTCTTCCCGTTCGTGCTGGAGAATCATGTACTTCGCGGCCTTGCCGCCGAAACCCCCCTCAGCCATAGCGCTTTTCGCCCCTACCTCAGGCTTCGCCACGTAAGCGCTTGCCTCAAGGTCGCCGAATTCGTAGGGGGCTCGCGCCTTGGCCTCCGTCATCACGTCTTGCATGGCGTTGTACACGCCAATTGCTGTGGCCTCTAAATTCTGCTTCGGAAACCGACGCAGAGCAAAAGCAAGCTCGTCCGCCCCTTCCAGCTTCAAAGTGAGCTTGGTCATACGAGAACCTCCCAATGGTCCAGAGAACCGTTCTCGTCATAACAAGGGCTGATAATCAACGCGCGGCGGGCCGCTGACGTCGTTCCGAGCGAGTCGCCGGGCATCCAGACAAGCATGTCTCGGGTCTGCAACTCGGTCGCCGTGAAGTCCTCGGTCAGAATGACCATGTGGCTTGTCTTCTCGACGATGCCGTTGCGGTAGACCTCGCGGTACTTGGGTTCGACTCGCGCGTAATACGTCGCCGGCGAGCCGACTTGTACTTGACCGGTGTAGTCGACAGTCGCCCCTGTGGCGATTCCCACAACGGCTTTACATTGGACCTTCAAGGAGTAATCCACGCATCACTCCGAGAAATACTCGCGGGCGTTCGCGGTCTGGTCGACGCCAGGAAAGTCGTCCTGCCCGACATAGAAGGGGGGCAAGACGTTGTCCGTGTTGCCAGCGAGGGCGTCGTTGGCAGATACCGAGGTACCGCCGGCGTAGCCTTCCGCCACAATGGAACCAGCGCCCACACCGCCGGGGACCTCTCCAGGACCGTTAGCGCGCAGGCGCTTCGCCAAGTCGACGTAGTGCTTGTGCCGAGCGGCGGCTGACACGCGCAGCTCGCTGTTCTCGGTGTTCACCTGAAAGGCGTACTTGGCGGCCAGCAAGTCCGAGCAGTCTGCCGCTGCGTAGTTGGTTGCCGTCTGGTTGACGAGGACGAAATAAATCTCCTCGTCTTGAAGTTGCTGTCGACCGGAGTCGGTATCGCCGACGAGCAGACGAACGCGCGTCATCTGCGCCGTCACACCCGTAGCGGTCAACAACGATAGCGAGTAAGTCCACGTCATGCTGTCACCGCGATGGTGTGTGTTTCGATGAAATACTGGCTGCTCGACGTCAACGCACCGAACGACAGCGCGTATGTGGTGTTAGCGACCCCCGTCCGCAAACGCTGTGTGACCAGCGAGGCGACGATGCTGGGAACGCCAAATAACAAGGACCCGGGCGAGGGGTCGACGCCATTCAGGACGGCTGCGTAGACTGTCGCAGACGAAATCGTTTCTCCTGGAGAGAGCAAATAAGTGAAGTTGACCGTCAGATCGATCACTTCAGAAGTGGTCTTGGGAGAAAAAGCACTCATGGAGATACCGCCACTTCAGTATAGCGCCGTGGAGAAGCTGTTTTGTCTGTGGTCCGTCGCTCGTTGGTCGTGGTTTCGTAGTTCCGGTCCTTCGCGACAATACTTTGACGTTGCGTGATGGAATAACCGCTGCCTGACGCGGAGGCTTCTGCAAGAACAGCCGCCCCCGTGCCGACAATCGGAAGGCCATACTCCCCGACAGCAACGGCGATAGCTGCCTCTAGAGAGGCTGCGCCAGAGCCGACGACCCGCACCGACCCGGACGCGCTCGACGCGATGTCGGTAGACCCCGCGGCCTGCCCCGAAACAACGCTCCGGCCAGAAGCAACCGTCGTCGTCGCCCCGAGCGTCGTCGAACCAGCGGCGCTGACCACGGAGGCGCCGACGCCCGCAGAAGCAAAGCCGGCCAAGGTCGTCGCGCCGGCACCGGCGACGGCTACTACCGAAGCCCCGACGGCTGCGGCTGTGACGCTATCGAGCGTTGTGGCGCCAGCGGCACTGACCCGGACGGTGCCGGCGCCGGTAGCCGCAGCGGCGCCGAGCGTAGTAGCACCGGCAGCGGTGACCCGGACGGTACCGGCCGCCGTTGCGGTAGCGGCGCCGAGCGTAGTAGCACCGGCAGCCGTGACTCGAACAGTACCGGCCGCCGTTGCGGCCACGGCGTCGAGTGTCGTGGCACCGACAGCCGTGACCCGAACGGTGCCGGCGCCGGTAGCCGCAGCGACGCCGAGCGTAGTCGCGCCGGCAGCCGTAACCCGGACGGTACCGACAGCCGCCCCGACCGAATCGGCAAGGGTGGTCGCACCGGCAGCGGTGACCCGGACGGTACCGGCAGCCGCTCCGGTGGACGCGGCCAATACAGCGGCGCCAGAAGCGATTACAGGACCAGGAACGGTGCCTGTAGCGGCGGCTGTCGTGGCGTCGAGTGTCGTGGCTCCAGCGGCCGTAACGCGGACGGTGCCGGCGGCGGCTGCCGTAGTCGCGTCGAGTGTCGTGGCTCCTGCAGCAGTAAAGCGGACGGTGCCGGCAGCCGTTGCGGTCGCGGCGTCGAGGGTCGTAGCGCCAGCAGCCGTAACGCGAACGGTGCCGGCAGCAGCGGCTGTGGCCGCTCCGAGCGTTGCGGCGCCGGTAGCAGTGATGTTGGCGCCGCCCGCTACAGTGCCGGCGGCCGCCGCCGTCGCGGCGTCGAGCGTTGCGGCGCCGGTAGCGGTAATACCACTACCCGCTCCTACCGTGCCGGAAGCTGCCGCCGTCGCGGCGTCTAAGGTAGCGGCGACGGTCCCGGAAACCGGATCCTCAAGCGGGATCGGCGGGTTCGGGTCGTGATTTGTGAGCGTCGGCGCCCACTGCGTCTGCGCCCACGACTGAACGACGAGGCCGTTGCCGAAGATGTTATGCACGGCAGCGACCCCCTATCGTCGTGATCAGCCCGCAGCGGTAGCAAACATCCCGTTAATCGTGGCGCCGGTTGCGGAGGCCGCGTTGACGTCGAGAAACGCAAGGCACGCGTCGTCAAAGATGCGCGTCAGATTAAACGCGGTGTTGATACCGTCGACGATTGTGATCATGTTCGTCACGACGCACGGCAGCCATGCAATCGGGTGACCGATAACAAACGCAACCGTGCCCGTGATGGACGCCGAGCACTGCATCTGCGTCAGCGTGCGGATCCCGTTGTCGCCAGTTGCGAGCGGACAGAACCACTGATTCAGCGGGTGATCGAGACGGTTGACGACGCACGCCGCGTTGCCCGTCACCGACGGGAGCGTTGCCGCATTGCCGTTGTGGTCGGTGTAGGTGCAGACAGTCCAGTTGTGCGCGGTGTTCGCGAGCACCACCTGAGTCTCGATCATGAGAAAATTGCCATCAGCCGAGTCGGGCTGATCGTCGGCGGTGTTCTGATATCGCGTCGGCGATCCCGTGACCGACTCGGTCGCCAGCGAAGACATCGTCTTGTTGACCTCAAAGATGCGGTCGTAAAGCAGCATTGAACGCGGCGTAATCGATGACATGATGTCGGCGCGGACGAAATGCTGCGTATCCGGTGACGTCGGGTTCACGAAAAAGAACGCGCCCTGCGTCGAATCGACGGGAACGTTGCCCGTCGGCGCGTTGCTCGCGGCAAGCCCCGCCGCCGGATAGTTGCCCACGCGCCAGAGCGAATTCGTCGCGCCGACGACGCTGCCGGTGCCCACTTTGTTGAAGGTGAAGTCACGCCGCTTGCCGAAGTTCGACACCTCGTTGATCAAGTCCGACAGCGACGAGAACCCGTGCATCCGATGGCGAGACGCAATCTTTGCGACCGCGTGATCGACACGCTCAACGCAACGCTCGGCGAGGCCGACGAAATCGCCGCCGTCGATCTTGCCGACGAAATCACCGCCGCGTCCGACCCAGACACCGCCGGCACCAGGTACGCCGCCAACGAGGACCGGGCGCTTTCCGTGAAACGTCCGCATCGACGAAGAGATGTGCTCCACCTCGTCCTTGCCAAGCCACCGCTCGAGCTTGCTCGCGTTCGTGCTGCGGTTTGCGATCAAATTCGCCACGTCATCACCTCAAGTGCCGCAGACTTTGCCGCTGTAAGCGCCCACGTTCGCCGGTGGCGCGTCCGCCGTGCTCGTCGGGTCTGACCCATGGCCCGGCGTCCAGAATCCGACCACGACGCCGCAGGAGACGCAGCGCCAAAACACCTTGCTTGGCGCCTCGGGCTCGCCGATGGGAGCGGTTGACGCCTCCCACTGTGCGTGCCCGAGGTTGGCGCTTGCGCCGACGTCGTGCATCAGGCGTTGCCGGCCGTGATCGCGAACGACGTGATTTGCACAGCAACGCCGCTGGAGATACCGAGCGAGTTGAGGTTTAAATCGCCGGCCGTTCCCGATGTAGCAGTCGTCAAGCCGTCAAAAATCGGCGTGCCGCCCGACGTCAAGACACGGAACCAAGCAGCGGTACCGGTGTTGTTCGCTGACGAGTCCTGCGTGATAGCAGAAAACGTCAGCACACCCGCGCTCGCGTTCGACGCCGACGGGTCTGACAGGGTCAGTTCGGCAAGGATTGTAGTTTCGGCGCCGCTGGTGGCTGGGCGGGTACCATTGTAGATTCGCACGACGCCAGCCCCGGCGCCACCATCGATGGCGTCCCGGA